CCAACACTTGGTTCGTGTGGTTGAAGAATTAGGTGATGATGTTAATGGCCGTTTTTCGGAATTAAAAGTAGTAGATATTCCCGATGATGTAGAATGGCAGATTGATGAGTATGATGGAGCGGAGTGGGTATCAGAAAAACATAGAACTTGGAGATAGAATGAAAATTGCATTAGCGTCAGACATTCACTTGGAGTTTGGCGACCTTATCTTAAAGAATGAAGAAAATGCCGAAGTATTAATACTCAGCGGCGATATTTGCACAGCTGCAGTTTTCAAACACAAACCAAAAGAACGAGCAAAGGTTCGTGATTTCTTTAAGCGTTGTTCGTTTCAATTTCCTCATGTCATATATGTAATGGGCAATCACGAGCATTATGATTTTGATATTGCTAAGACATATGACAGATTAAAGTTTGAATTATCTCCTTTTGAGAATATTCATTTACTTGAAAAAGAAACATGGGAACATAATGATATTACTTTTATTGGTGGTACATTGTGGACTGATATGAATAAATGTGATTCTTTGACTATGTGGCATGTTGGCCAAAGAATGAATGATTTTCGACTAATTAAGAATGGTAATCATGGAATTTCTGGTGGTGGTTATGCTTCAAGATGGTCGGTAGAAGATTCTATGTTTGATCATGCGAAGATGGTAGACTACATTAAGATTGCTACTGCTGATTATGGTGGTACGCCTAGAAAATTTGTGGTTGTAAGTCATCATGCACCAACACCATTAAGTATTGCTGAGTGTTACAAAGGCGATACATTAATGAACGGTGCTTTTCATTCTGATTTGACGGATTTCATTTTAGATAGACCACACATTAAATTATGGACTCACGGCCATATGCATAATGTATCAGACTACATGATTGGTGAAACTAGAGTTGTTTGTAATCCAAGAGGCTATATTGGATATGAACAACGTGCTCTTAACTTTAAATTGAAATACATGGAGATTTAAATGGGAATGTTTGATGTTTTATTCTATGAAGGTAAGGAGTATCAGACAAAGGATACTCCTCGCCAATCAATAGATAATTATAAGATTGAACATGATCAGGATTCTGGTCACCAATATCTATGGTATGAAGATTATGATTCTGAATGGGTTGATAGTGATGACGGTTTCTTAGGAGGTTATTTTAAACAATATAACCAACGCTGGGTGTGTTGTCATGAGTTTGATGGTAACATTAGGTTCTATCGTGAAGCCTTGGAAAATAAACATGAATCGTGGAAACGAGATGCGTGGATAGAATATTCGGCTTTGTTTATGGATGGTAAACTATTGAGAATTAAGGAGATTAAAAGATGAGTGTTACATTTTATCTAAATGATGATAGAGATTATTCACCAACTTTAGAGAAGTGGTTGCGACAATTTATTTGTACAATGGATGAAGGTACACTTAGACCAGGTAACGATAGTGGTGATGCTCCTTTTGGTGTAAAAATCATTTTTGATGGTTACGCTGATTTGGAAACTGATGAAGAATATATTGAAGGTGGTGATAAAACTCAATTGTCATTTGCTATCTTTATTCATAAAAACTCACTAACAGAAGAATTTCCTCCACATGAAGAAACTCCTTGGGCTTTAATACATCGTCCAAAAGAAGAAGTTTGCGTGTGGGCATGGTACGATGAAAATAGAGATGATGTGGATATTATCCCATTCGAAGATAATAACTCTACTGAACTTGATCATGAATTGCTTTACGATATTATTGCTAAAATTGAAGAACGGGATGCAAATGACTGAAGATCGCCAAATTGTGGCATGGGCAGTATTACAAGGTAAACTACCTGCGAATGAGTTAACCTATGCGGAGATTAAGGAAATCGATAATCTAATCTTTGATGCCGTATCAGTTAAGCTAAGTTCGCCTCTATTATGTACAAAAATGCATTAGAATGTAAATATTATGATACTAATTGACTTTAACCAGGTAGCAATCTCCAATTTAATGGAACAAATCGGATCGTCTAAAACGGCAGTTGACGAAACCCTTGTTCGCCATATGATATTGAATACAATTCGTACCTATGTGAAGAAATTTAAATCTTCTCATGGTCCCGAAGTTGTGATCGCATGTGACAACAAAAAATATTGGAGGCGAGAGATATTCCCAAATTACAAAGCCAGTCGTAAGAAGATGCGAGATTCTTCTGGCCACGATTGGAATACTATTTTCGAATGTCTTAATAAAATTCGTGAAGAATTAAAAAATCATTCACCATATAAGGTGGTTGATGTGGATACTTGTGAGGCGGATGATATTATTGCGGTATTAGCTATGCGGTTTTCTCCGCATGACAATATTATGATTTTATCTTCTGATAAAGACTTTGCACAGTTGCAGAGGTATTCATCGGTTTCACAATACTCACCGATATTGAAAAAATATATTAAAGAATCATTACCATCATTTCAATTAAAGCAAATGATTATTCGTGGTGATAAAGGTGATGGTATTCCTAATATCTTATCTAATGATGATGTATTCATTTCTGGTGGTCGTCAAAAACCAATTACTGAAGCTAAGATCATTCAATGGATGAATCAAGAACCTAAAGACTTTTGTACGGAAGAAATGCTTCGTAATTATTCCCGCAATGAAACTTTGATTGATTTGACCAAAATACCAGAGAATATCAAACAATCTATTATAGATACCTATGAAAACGCAAAAGGTCATACGAAGCAGGAATTTATGAATTATATGATTGCGAATCGTTTGAAAAATTTAATTGAGGTAATCGATGAGTTCTGAACTATTATATTCCGAGATATTCGAGGAATTTGAAAAAGCCGAAACAAAGGCACAACGTATTGAAGTTTTGAGAAAACACGACCACAAATCGCTTCGTGATTTTTTAGTATTGGCATTTAATCCCCATGTAAAATTTTGTGTGGAGATTCCTGAGTATAGACCATCATTTGAACCGGCTGGTCTTAATCATACTTATTTGGACATGGAAGTTCCTAAACTTTACCGATTTATTGAAAATCATCCTGATAGGACTGATACAACCGAGAAAAAAAGAAAACAACTAATAACTGTAATTCTCGAAGCTCTACATAAAGATGAAGCTGAATTATTGGTAAGACTAATCAACAAAGATTTAAAAGTAAAATTCTTAACCTCGAAATTAATCCAAGAAGCATACCCTAATTTATAATAGTTTTTTAACAAAGGAGATAGTAAGATGGCAAAAAGTATCAAAGGTACTCGTACCGAAGAAAGTTTAAAAGAAGCATTTGCTGGTGAAAGCCAAGCTAACCGCCGTTATTTGTATTTTGCAAACATGGCAGATATTGCAGGATCACCAGATGTAGCCGCAGTATTCCGTTCAACAGCTGAAGGTGAAACAGGTCATGCCCACGGTCACATGGAGTATTTGATCGAAGGCGGAGCAGGCGAACCTGGAACAGGCATGCCAGCTAAGACAGTTGCAGAAGCTTTGCAAGCTGCCATCTCGGGTGAAACTCATGAGTATACAGACATGTATCCAGGAATGGCCAAAACCGCCCGTGATGAAGGTTTTGATGAAGTCGCTGATTGGTTTGAAACATTGGCCAAAGCAGAACGTAGTCACGCCAATAAATTCACTAAAACACTAGAAGCCCACTTAGCTAATTCTTAATCGTGAAGATTGTTATTGTTACTGGGGGATTCGATCCAATCCATTCGGGACATATTGCCTATTTTAAAGCTGCAAAATCACTAGGTGATATGCTCATCGTTGGATTGAATTCCGATGAATGGTTAGAACGTAAAAAAGGCAGAGCATTTATGCCTTGGAATGAACGTCTGGCCATTGTAAATAATTTAAAAATGGTAGACGAAACATTTACATTTTTAGATGATGATGGAACTGCAAAAAATGTTATTAATCAAGTAAGAGCTCACTATCCAGAGGCACATATCATATTTGCAAATGGTGGTGATAGAACCGCAGATAATATTCCAGAAATGGATGTTGACGATGCAAATATTTCTTTTGTATTTGGCGTTGGCGGTGAAAACAAAAAGAATAGCAGTAGTTGGATTCTAGAAGAATGGAAAGCACCAAAGACCGAAAGGCCTTGGGGTTATTATAGAGTATTGCATGAAGTTGAAGGCTTAAAGGTTAAAGAGCTTACAGTTGAACCCGGTGAACATCTAAGTATGCAAAAACATTTTAAGCGTAATGAATATTGGATTGTAAGTTCGGGTTCATGCATTGTTAAATCTATGTTAGAAGATGGATATGCTCTACCCTCAAAACTTTTAGAAGTGCATGACGATTATCGTATCGAAACTAACCAATGGCACCAACTAATTAATCCTTTCGCACACCCATGTAAGATTGTCGAAATACAATATGGTGAAAGTTGTATAGAAGAAGATATAGAAAGAGCATAATATGAAAGTAGCTGTAGTTACACCTACAATTGCATCTAAACATTTAAAACAATGTATAGATTCTGTGAATAAACAAACTTATCAAGATATTACACATTACATTTTTGTTGATGGTTGCCAGTATGAACCGGAAGCAAGAAAAATTCTTACTCAATCACCAAAAACTAAAATGATTGAGTTGGAAGAAAATGTTGGTAAAGGTTGGTATGGCCATCGTGTTTATGCTGCCTGTTCCTTTCTAGTTAACGCTGATGTTATTTGTTATCTAGATGAAGATAATTGGTATGAACCAAATCACATCGAAGAACTCGTTAATGTGATTAAAGAGGGTAATGATTGGGCATACTCTTTAAGAAAAATTTATAATAAAGACGGAGAATACATTTGTGAAGATAATTGCGAATCGCTTGGTAAATGGCCTGTATATTTTAACAATGAAGTATTCCACATTGACACCTCATCTTTTGCTGTTAAGCGTGATGTTGCTACTCGTATAGGTCATGCATGGTATGGCCAATGGGGTGCAGATCGACAATTTTTTGGTGCTATCAAACAACATTTTCCAAAGTATGAATGTACAAGAAAACACACTCTAGGTTATCGTCTAGATGGTAATCCAAATTCAGTAACACAGAAATTCTTTGACGAAGGCAATTCAGTAACAAAACAAAAATATAACGGAAATTATCCATGGAAAGAAAAACGGCTCTCATCACCGGGGGATCAGGTTACCTTGGTG